TATTAAAATGACTGAGCCTAAGACTACTCCAGTAATGGAAGATCCATTAGACTTTCCTGGTACAAAAAACATGGAAGTTTGTATGTTTGAAATTGAACTAAACTATCCAGCATCAGCAGATGAACTTTACGCATTAATTGAAGAATGCTCACGTAAACCTAAGTCACAAATTAAAGTTATCACTAAACACTTTGCTGATAGTTGGGAAAACAATGAAGGCAGTGAACCAGAAGAAGGCCCACTGTTAGAAAAAGAGTATCCTGAAGAAACTAAAGAACAAAAAGAAGCAAAAGAAAATCACGCTAAGCCAGAAGATGCAATAGAAAATGCAGGTGACGCAAAATTTGAAGTAGCAGGAGGCGCAACCCCTAAAGCCGAAACTACTAACGACTTACCTCAGGGCGATAAGAGTCCAGTGGGTAGTACTAAAAATAAAAAGCCTGACGTAAAGTCAGCGGCTAGATAAGAGGACAAACCCATGGCAAACGAAATGTATGATGTTTTAGAAAGATTAAAAGCAATTGAAAACCCAACAGAAGATCAACAGGCGGCAATTAAGTCTGCTGAAGCAATGACAACTGCACCTGCTCCGGCTGAAGCAGTTGAAACAACAGTAACTGGTGACAATGTGTATACAGAGTATGCACCAAGTGAGCCAGCTGACTATGCTAAACTAGCAGGTGTTCCGACACTAGCAGTACAAACTGAGCCTACTAACGAGTCAGTAGAAGCTGAAGAAGAATCAATTACAGAAGCACAAAGTCCAGCACAGAAAGCGGCTTTTCAGAAAATGTTAGATGCTAAAAAAGGCAAAACAGAAGATAAAGACGAGGACGAGGACGAGGACAAAGAAGAAGTAGAAGAGTCAATTGATGTGCATGAAGATGATGCACAAGAAGAAGAAGTAATTTCTGAAGGCCCAACACGTAAAGATTTTCAAATGGTAGCAGACTTAATTAAAAATGCTGAACCAGCTAAGAAAGCAGAACTAGCACAACATCACGCAGATGTTTTTGCTAAACAAAATCCACGCTTTGACAAAGAAAGATTTATGGCGGCGTGTGGTATTGAAGAATCAGTAGAAGCAGATGAAAGCATTTTAGAATACTATGATCCAAATCATGTATCTGACATTATTAAAAAGCATGAAGCAAATGGTCATGAAGTTGAAATGGATCCATACAAAGATGATGAAGCAGGTTTTACTGTTACATTTAAAGATGGTTCACGTAGACACTATCACTATACACAAAAAGGTACTAAAGTTACATCATTGGAACCAGTAGATGCAATAGTTGACCCAGATGCACCTAAGAGAGAGCGTGGTCGTCCTAAGAAGGAAGGTATTGAAGAAGTAGAAGTAGATGAATTAACAAGACAATTTGAATCAAAACTTGCTGATTTACTTCCTGCAGAAGAAGTAGTTACAGAAGCAACACAAATTAATGAAAGTGTACAACTAACACAATCAATTGATGATCAAGGCAATGAGTCAGTAAACATTAATGCTCAGGGCGATCACGTTGATATGGTTAAACAACTATTAGCACTATCGGGTATGCGTTCAGATGGTTATAAAGAATATAAACCAGAAGAAGAACACGAGGAAGTAGGAGAAGAACTTGCTAATTCACCTGATCCTAAATATGCTGATGTTGACACACAGTTAAACAAACAGTCAGGTGGTTTAAATGGTCCTAAAGACAAGTCAGCACTACGTGGTGACAGTGTTAAACTACACGACAGCAAAGAGTTAGAAGAAAGCCTTTTAGACTTATACAAAGAATACAAAGGTTAATACCATGCTTGTTCGTGAAGTATTAGAACGACCTAACACAATAGAACAAGCGTTCCAGTATCACATTGACAAAAATATTCCTATCAGGGAGAATATATTTCGCCCTGGTAGCGATAATTACTTTGCGTTGTTTAACTATGCTAGACAGCAGATCAAAGAAGGTAACTACACACCAGACTGGGAAGATCAGGACTTATTAGAATCAGATATTGGCCAAGTTGTTACTCTTAAAAACGGATACAAAGTACCGTTAGATCAACCATTTGCAGATGATGCTATATCTGAAGCAGAATACCAAGGTAAGAAAGTAGAACTTAATAAACCTAAACGTGGTGGATCTAAGAAGTTTTATGTCTACGTTAAAAATCCTAAAACAGGTAAAGTTAAAAAAGTTAGTTGGGGCGACACAACTGGCTTATCAGTTAAGTCGGGTAATCCAGAAAGAGTAAAATCATTTGTTGCTAGACACAACTGTAAACAAAAGAATGATAAAACTAAAGCAGGCTATTGGGCTTGTCGTACACCAAGATATAAAAGTTTAGGAGTTAAAGGTGGTCAGTGGTGGTAACAAACCATACTTTGAAACACGTTTAGATAATACTATCTACAGACGGTTTGAAGGAACTGTTGAAGAAACAGATTTAGCCTGGCATCGTGATGCTAATGACAGACAGATAAAAGTAATAGAAGGACAAGGTTGGCAATTACAGTTTGATAACGAATTGCCGGTTGAACTAGAAGAGAATGAAACATATTTTATTGCTAGTGAACAATATCACAGACTAATAAAAGGTCAAGGTGAATTAGTTTTAGAGATTATTGAAGAAGAATGAGAGCTAAACAGTTTATTACAGAAAAAAATCATAAAGGTAAAATAATACCTACGCATGATGCCGCATCACCGGGTGCGTTGACTTCTACAAATGCAGATAGATATTATGGCCTATATCGTGCCAGTATGCTAATGGGTCGCTATCCAGAGGCATTAGATGACATTGATATTGAATCAGCCATGGGTAACAAAATGTACATTGGTACATATACCGAAGAAGAAGCAGAAATGTATCGAGAAGCATGTAAAGCATTAGGTATTCCAGTGCAGGACATGATTAAAGGTCCTAGTAGTGAACCTGAAGACACAAACAAACAATCAACCGTTCAACCTTTTAAAGGATATCCTCGATGAAATGTGAACACTGTGGTTGTTCCGCACACTGTGGACAATCATGCACAGAATGTTGGGAGTGCCCAGATTGCTATTGTAAAGACTGCGATAGCGATGATGAAGAGCCCACAAATATAACAACAGCAGACGTGAGGGATTAAATGTACGAGTATCAAGCAGTAATTAAACGTGTAGTTGACGGCGATACAGTTGACATAGATATTGATCTAGGATTTGGCGTGATGCTAAAGGACGAACGTGTACGCATCATGGGCATTGACACTCCAGAATCAAGAACAAGAGATTTAACAGAAAAGAAGTTTGGTTTGGCCGCTAAGGAAAGACTCAAACAACTATTAGGTAAGAAGTCTATACTTAAATGTAAAGAATATGATTCAAAAGGCAAGTTTGGTCGTATTCTAGGTGACTTTACTACAAATGATGGACGTATGGTAACAGACGTCTTGGTAGAAGAAGGACATGCTGTTGCTTACTTTGGTGGCTCAAAAGAAGAGATACAGATCAAACACATGGCCAATAGAGAAAAGCTATTGCGAGAAGGCAAGGTCAAGTTATGAGATTTGAAGAATTCCGAGAAGGTCAATTTAGAGCAAACGATGTAGAAGAGTTTGTTCCTAGTCACGAGCAACTTGATAAGATTAAAAATAAGTTCTTACCAGACTGGGAAATGTTAGATCATCGAGAAATACAAACAATGTATGTTTGCCAAGATCACAGACAAGCAGAAGAAATGATAGGCTTTATTAATGACCTATCTGAGAAAATGGATCACTTTGCAGAAGTAACACAAGACGTTACAGAAGTTAAAGTAAAGACGTCTACGTTTGACGTTAAGGGTCTTACAGTACTTGATTTCCAACTTGCTATGTCAGTAGACGCCTACGCAGAAGAAAAAGGCATTAAACAAGCTTCTACATCAGGCAACTTTGGTATGCACGAAGCTCATCCTAACAGCAAAGTCTATGACAAATGCTGGAAAGGTTATAAAAAAGTTCCAGGCAAGAAGCGTGGCGAACCAGGCAGTTGCGTTAAAGAAGAAAACTTAGATAATTGCAAACACGGCAAATACTACTGCTCTACAGATAAAAAGTGGAAGTGTCGCCAAGGCCCTAAGCAATCACGCGGTTAACATGTTTCAACGAGTTAATGTTCCACTAGTACAAAACCCCCTTTGTACACTAGCAGTGGAGCAACTCACCAATAAAGATTTCCACTATTACGATAAAGATGGCTTTGAGTTAACTCAAGCAGAACAACGCTATTATGAAGCAGAAGGTCATCCTTTAGATCAACCAATACTCAATCATAGACTATGGCAAGAACAATGGCTAACTTTAGATCATCCTAGACTCTTGTTAGATCACGCAATGATTTTACACCGTGCTAGTTTTGCTGACCAAGCCAGAGAACAACTGTTAGAACTACAAAAAACTATTCCACAAGCAGACTTACTGTTACGCACACGTCAACAATGGGGTTGGGACTTTGACATAGACTATGTTAGAGATGACGGGGAAGTTTTTGAAGTACTACATGTTGAATGTGACTTCAACGACTTTAATGAGTTTAGAGATAAACTATATGCGTTTGAAGATAAAATAAATCGGTTGGACTTTGAAGACTCAGCAAGACAGATATGGCGTGAAAGAGATGAATGGCAACACCTTAAAGGGTTTACACAAAACGACTGGAAGGCTAAATATTTGCTAGGATGGAACAAGAGTGAATACACAGAAAAGGCAATATAATGTACGAACAATTAGCAAGACATTTAACTAAATCGTTATTTTCACAAAAGTGGGGCGGCGGTTTATTAAGCCCTGATGGTGCTACTTTTTATGTTAACATTCCTAAGAACGCCAGTAGTTTTACTAACAGTTGGCTAGTTGAAAATGGCTGGACCACTTTTAATTATAGAGACATCCCACAAACTAAAACTAAGTTACAATCAATTACAGTTATTCTTAGAGATCCACTTCTTAGACTAGTATCTGGGTTTGCACAATATTTACAATCTAATATCATGTTTCCTCCCTGGTCAGAAAATTCTAAGGCATTTACTATAGATGATTTAAGAACATATTGGCCTATAGTAGAAAGAATAATGGCAGATCAGGTCTGTTGGTTTGATGATCATACTTGGCCACAATATTATTTTTATCAATCAATACTTCCAGAATTACCTAGAAACTACTTTTGGTGGCACCCTTATCATTTAAAGCCCAACTTACAAACTCATTTTGGTCTAAATGAACCGTCTGACAATGTTTATAAAAATAGTAATGTAACTAGTCAGCAAGATCCAATTATGAGTCAAATACAAGACCTAATTAAGCAAACCTTGGCATCTGAGGAGTATAAAGCTCAGGTGAAACGAATGCTCGAACCTGACTACGCTATAATCAATTCAACAAAATTTATTCACTATCGAAACAACTAATAAGTAATACAAACACTTTTAAGGAAATATCATGAAGTTCGACACAGTAAAATTTAAGCTCTATAATGAATTTATTCAAACACAGCGTATAGCTGAACCTGAAAATGAATTCAATAAAATAACAACAGAAGAAGTTTATAATCTTATGATTAAACCTCTTAAAATTAAAAAAACAGCAACAATATTAGATATAGGTTGCTCAGCAGGTTACTTTTTAGATGTAGCAAAAAAAGAAAAATATAAAAATGTTACAGGCATTACATCATTTAAAGATGAAGTTCAGCTTTGTCAAGATAAAGGGCACAAAGTTCGTTACGAACATACTAGTTTTTTGTCAGATAAGGACGAAAGTGTTGACTTTATTTACTGTAGACGTGATTTAGAAAAATCACCATTTCCTTATATTACATTGTTAGAATTTAATAGAGTGTTAAAACAAAAAGGTAAGTTGTATATAGAAACAGCACAACCACATAATGTAAGAAACCACGAAGCACATCCAAACAACTATTCTGTAATGACAGATCGTATGCTAATGAATCTAATAGTTAAAGCAGGGTTTGATATTGAAATAACAAATACCTTAGAATCACAAGCACTAGATAAAGCAACAGAACAAACGTTTGCAGAAAAAGCATACGGCATAGTAGCAGTTAAAAAGAGACCAATAGACGTTAAATAGTAGTATGAATATAGAAGAGCTTAAACACTTGGCAGGTGTAAACTCAACTCCTACTATGGGAGAAAATATGAGTTACACTGCCACCGAGAAAAGCGAGTATATGAAAAAACATAATATACAGCCAGGTACACCTGAATGGTTTAAGTTATGGTTTGCACAACCCCATCTAACTGGTGAAAATCCAATGCCAAGGAAGTGATATGGCTAAATCACTAGACGGCGTATTAATTAAAAAAGCACACAAGAAAACAGAATTCACAACAGCACAGTTACAAGAATTTAAAAAATGTGCTGATCCTAAATCTGGCCCAATGTATTTTATGAGTAACTTCTTTACCATACAGCATCCTATACATGGTAATATGAAGTATAAACCTTACGAATATCAAGAAAGATTAATCAATACTTACCACGATAATAGATTTAGTATATCAATGATGCCTAGGCAAACAGGCAAGTCAACATCAGCCGCTGGCTACTTGTTATGGTATGCTATGTTTGTTCCAGATTCAACTGTGCTAGTAGCCGCACACAAATACGCAGGCGCACAAGAAATTATGCAACGTGTTAGATATGCTTATGAGTCATGTCCAGATCATATCAGAGCAGGTGCTGTTAGTTATAATAAAGGTAGTATAGAATTTGACAACGGCAGTCGTATAGTAGCACAAACAACAACTGAAAACACTGGACGAGGTATGTCCATTTCAATGCTATACTGTGACGAGTTTGCTTTTGTGAGACCTACTATTGCCCGAGAGTTCTGGACTTCAATCTCACCCACACTTACCACTGGTGGTAAAGCGATTATTACATCAACACCTAACTCAGATGAAGATCAGTTTGCTTTACTATGGAAACAAGCAAACAAAACAGAAGACGAACATGGCAACCCAACTGACCTAGGTGTTAACGGATTTAGAGCATATAGATCATATTGGAATGAACATCCAGATAGAGATGAGCAATGGGCTAAAGAAGAACGTGCTAAACTAGGAGATGAACGTTTTAGACGTGAAATGGATTGTGAATTTATTATCAATGATGAAACATTGATTGCACCTACTAAGTTAATAGATCTTCAGGGTATTGATCCTATACGGCAAATGGGACAAGTACGATGGTACAGTAAACCTGAAAAGGGTGATATCTATGTAGTGGCCTGGGATCCAAGTTTAGGAACAGGTGGCGATTACTCCGCTATGCAGGTTATTAATGCTACAACAACAGAACAAGTAGCAGAATGGAAACATAATAGAACAACTATACCTGAACAGGTTCGTGTGTTTGTTGATATTATTAGACACTTAAACGAAACCTTAGAAGATCAAAACTCAATATACTATTCGGTAGAAAACAACACTCTAGGTGAAGCGGCATTGATAAGTCTAGCAGAGTTTGGTGAGGAAAACATTCCTGGCATATTCTTAAGTGAAACAAAAACAATGGGCAATGGTAGACGTTATCGTAAAGGTTTTAATACCACAAACAAGTCAAAAATATCTGCCTGTGCTAAACTTAAAAATTTAATTGAATCAAATAAACTAAAAATTAAATCAAGACCTTTAGTCAGTGAACTTAAAAACTTTGTAGCACACGGCACAAGTTATGCGGCTAAACCAGGTGAGCATGACGACTTAGTTATGGCAACAGTATTGGGTGTGCGTATGATGCAACAACTACAGGAATATCATAAAAACATTGGTGACAACTTACGTGATCACAATGATGATATTGTGGAGCCACTTCCATTCATAATGATTTAATTATGATTAGATAAATACACTTATGATATCATTAGAAGACACAAGACAGAAACTGTTTGACCTACTTGTTGCTAAGAGTTTTGAGTTAACCACTCGTGACGCAAAAGGCAAAGAAACATCTGATGCTACACAGGCAGACTTATTCTCATTTAGCTATAAAGTTGGAGAACAAAACTACGGCACAGTAGTAGTTACTATTAACCCTAAAGGCGAGTTAGAAGTTTACTATGGTGATGTGCTTGGTAAAGGTATGGATTCAGAAGATAAAAAAGATTGGTATGACTTTTTATATCAATTACGCCACTTTGCTAAACGTAACATGTTAGAGTTTAGTCTAAAACATATGAATAAACTAAAATTTGCTATGCAAACAATGGCACAAGTCACTGAATCAAAATACTACGGATTTAAAAAGACATCATACACAAGACCTACTAAAGAAGCAAAACTTAAAATAGTACATTCAAGACCAATTGATGAAGAACAAGGTGATCAGCGATACAGAAATGTAGCCGCACTTTACGTTGAAACATCAGATGGCGAACGTTTCAAACTACCATTTAATAAACTATATGGTGGTCGTGCTATGGCAAGACATGTAAGTGAAGGTGGTAATCCATATGACTCATTTGGTCAGTACATTTGTGAACTGGTTAGTGATATTGAAACACTAGGTGCTTTTACTAGATATGCACGTGGTAAGGACTGGCAAGACTCTGAATCAACAGAACTTGCAGAACGTGGCCTTAGACACTTTGGGGATATTAAACGTAAAGTTAAATCAATGATTGGTAAACGTGGATATCATAAAGCATTTGAAGAATACAACAGCAGTGAACAACCACAACAAGAAGTAGTGGAACGTGTGCGTGAATTATTTACTGAAAGATTATTAGATCAAAGAGTAGAGTCAGCAATACCAGTGTTGGCTAAACTTGAACTAGAGGGTAAGTCAATGAAAGAAATTAAAGAATTTGAATCGTGGGCAGAAGAAATGTCATACGATGTAAACGAAGGTTTTGATCCAGATTCATGGGAAAGCGAAATGGAATGGGAATTTGCTGGTGATGATGGTGAACCAGGCTACGGTGGTGTACGCTACACAGTAGTTGTTGATAAAGAACAAAATAAAGCATTTGTAGATCCTAAATCATTAAATGCTTGGTGTAACGGTGACGGCAACAATAAACTAACAGACGAATGGTGTACACAAATGGTACAGCCAGGCGGCGAGTTACACAACGAAGCATTAGAAGCGGCTCAAGAAGATGCAGACGCAGAATGGGACGCAAGAGATGCTGATGTGCCAATGGAAGATGTAGAACTTGAAGAAGGTAAAATGAAAGAGCTACACCTAGACTTAGAAGAACTATCAGACGAAGAGTTTGAGAAAAAGTATCAAAGTAAAAAGTCAGATTGGGAAGAAGTTAAAACTCCAGGCTTAAACCAGGATCCAGACAAACCAGCATATATTGGTAAAATGAAAGACCTGGCAGGTATATTAGCGGCTGAAGATACAGTAACAGAAGAATACACACCATCAGTAGGTGATCAAATTGTTACAGCCAAAGGTACTAAAGGTACAGTTGAAACAGTAACAGACGAAGCAGTTGAGTTTAGAACTGAAACTGGTAAACTGTTAAGAACTGCTATTTCAAATGTACAACCTGACGCAGTTAACGAAGATGATGT